GCGGGCGGCGGCTCAGGAGACTATTTTCAAGCCTTGGCCTCGGCCTGGTACAATGGTGCGTTTGACACTGGTAGCCTTGAAAAAGGCATCAAGAGCAAGGAGGATGTTGAACGCTTGTTGAATCGTGGCATCATCGGTCCCGACGGTGTCACACGCAAGTATGCCATAGATTACAACTCAACCTTTGAGGGTGTGGTCATATCCAGCGATGACTACTATGAGCACAGTGACTATAACGACCAAGGCCAAGAAGTTGACAGTCGTAATGGCCGACCCTGGGGCCCATATGACTACATGGAATTTGATGACGAAGAACTGGATGAATCGGCCAAATGGCGTGATCCTAAATACAAAGGTCAGTTGTATACACAAGAACCACCTGATTACAACGACACTCGTGAATACGATAATGCCAGGTTTAACCCAAAACCCAAAGGTTATGCTGGTAGAAAAGAACTGCCCGGTGGCGGCGAATATGATCGCACTGACCCACTGGTTCGAGGCGCAGGCATTGGTCGCTCGGGAATCAAAAACAACATACTGGATCGAGGCAAGCGCAAAGGCCTGCCATCGCGAGATCAGATTACCAGTTTGAAACAAAGCATTAGAGACATCAGTGGTCAACACACACGTGCCAACTTGCCAGAGCAAGGTATGGCGGAAGGCCACGGTAACTATGCAGGTGATCGACCGGTCAATCTTGGTGGTGTGTCCATGAAAAAGATACAGATAGGTGACACTGTAAGATACATTGATCAAACGGCACAAGTGGTTGACATGAGCCGGGACCGAGAGCATGCTCGTATCACAATTCCATCCAGTGCCACTACAAAAACAGTATTGACATCTGATCTAAGACCGCTGGGTCGAGGCGTCTCAGAAGAAACTCTGTCAGAACTTAGCCCTGCTACTCTTGCCAGATACAAAACCAAAGCTGGTGCTGCTGCCACTGCTGCTGATTCTGCAGGTGATCGCAAAACCGGTGATCGTCGCTTCAGTGGAATTGTCAAGGCCACAAAAAAACAGTTTGATCAGGATGCCAAACAGTCAGCCCAAGCAGTTCATGAAAGTAGACTCAGACTCATGGCCAGCATTATCAAGACACAATAATTTTATCAAACATCCTTAGGACCGCACTAGTTGCGTGATGTAGGCGGCTTCTGCCTTGGACAATCCAATTCGCTACTGGGAATCCTAAAAGAGCAACAACACCTTGACATCTCCTACTGTATCAGTTATACTAGCTGACTACTTTAGGAGATTCTCATGGAAAACAAAACATTCAACGGCGACCAGAAAATCAAACTCACCCAGATCATCAACGAGGGCATGCAGGTCATGCACGAAATTGATACCTTGCAAGGCGGACTCACGGACACAGTCAAGGCCATTGCAGAGGAACTGGAAATCAAACCAGCTGTGTTAAAAAAGGCAATTCGTATGGCACACAAGGCCAGCTTTGGGCAAGAGCAACAAGATCACGAACTGCTGGAAACAATTCTGACCACAGTGGGCAAGACGCTTTAATTACCCCAGAATGTAATTAAATTATAATATTTTTTTAGTTGATTCTCACGATCAATGGTTGCAGTATATAATTCGCCGAATGTTTTTCCTACTTTTATATTAATTTCATTCGGAGAATATTTTTGGGGATTTCCATGCCAAAATGATCCGTAGTATTCATAGATAGTATTAGTGTTTTGATTAAAACCGTCAACTAAAAATACCTTGGCATCAATTACTATTTTTTCTTGTCGTTTTGGTACATTTAACGAATCGAGCCATAGTTTTTCCATCTTACTAATATTGCCGGGTTTAAGATTATTTAATCTTCCTAAATACAAACAAGTTGGACATCCGCCAGTTCTTTTTAAGTGAGTTTTTGCCGCCTTTAGTGTAAAATCGCCATGTTCCTTACAACATATTGTGATAGGATGTGTCATTCCATTATAAGATGAAATTACTGTAAAATTATCTTGATATTTTTGCTTGCTTCTAATAATAAATTCTTCTGGCGTTATTGTAAAATTATGTGAACACTCCGGACAACCTTGCTTTTGATTTGTATGGTCACATGCCCGCTGAGAGAAAATGCCGTGTAATGGGCAAATTATGTTAACTTTATCGTGAGAATGAGCATACACTACATTATCGTAGTTGAATTTATTGTTATGAATGCTATGTGCTTTTTTAGTCCATTTCTTAAAACGAGCTAGTTGGCTTTTTTGCCATCTATTATATTGTGCAGCTGAATGTATGTTTGACATATTTTTCTCTGTAAATTGTATCTACATAAGTATTTATCAGAGGTAATTAAATTGGAGAATTATCATATCATATATTGACAGTCTTTTTGACCGCGCCCACGATCGCATTCACGTGGTAGAACGCCGCAATGGCACTCGAGTCTACAGAGAATATCCAGCAAACTTTGTGTTCTACTATGATGACCCCAGAGGCAAACATCGCAGCATCTATGACACACCTGTGTCAAGATTTAGCACCAGGAACAACAAAGAGTTTCGCAAAGAAGTCAGCATGCATTCCAGCAAGCAATTGTATGAAAGTGATATCAACCCAATCTTTCGTTGTCTAGAGGACAACTACAAAGGTCAGGATGCTCCAGAACTACACACAGCATTTTTCGACATTGAAGTAGACTTCAACAAGGATCGCGGATTCTCACCTGTAGACGATCCGTTCAATCCCATCACTGCCATTTCTGTGTATCTGAACTGGCTGGATCAAATGGTCACCATGGCTGTGCCACCCAAACACATGAGCATGGAGACAGCACAGGAACTGGTGGCTGATTTTGAAAACACATTCTTGTTTGAAGATGAACGTGACATGATCAAGATGTTTCTGGATCTGATCGACGATGCAGATGTCTTGAGTGGCTGGAACTCAGAGGGCTATGATATTCCCTACACCATCAACCGAACCATCAGAGTTCTCAGCAAGGATGATACTCGCAAGTTCTGTCTCTGGGGACAACATCCCAAGAAGCGCATGTTTGAACGCTTTGGTGCTGAACAAGAAACCTATGACCTAGTGGGGCGAGTACACATGGACTATATGCAATTGTATCGCAAGTACACCTATGAAGAACGTCACAGCTACAGCTTGGATGCCATTGCCGAACACGAACTGGGCGAACACAAGACACAGTTTGAAGGCACCCTGGATCAGCTGTACAATCAACACTTCAAGAAGTTTATTGAATACAATCGTCAGGATACTGCACTGCTAGACAAGCTGGACAAGAAACTGCGCTTTCTAGAACTGGCCAATGAACTGGCACATGCCAACACTGTGCTACTACAAACCACAATGGGTGCTGTGGCCGTGACTGAACAGGCCATTATTGTGGAAGCACATGAACGTGGATTTGTTGTGCCCAATCGCAAGCAACGCAACGACACGGAAGACAATCAAGCAGCAGGTGCCTATGTTGCGTATCCCAAAAAAGGTCTGCACGAATGGGTAGGGTCAGTTGACATCAACAGTCTATATCCGTCGGCCATTCGAGCACAAAACATGGGACCAGAAACCATTGTGGGACAGTTGCGTCAGACCATGACTGACCGTTATATCCGGGACAAGATGGCTGCAAACGGAGGCAAGTTTGCAGATGCCTGGGAGAACTTGTTTGGCAGTCTTGAATATACTGCTGTGATGAACACCGAGGTCGGCACAGAGATCACTATCGACTGGCAAGACGGCTCAGAAAGCTCTCACTCAGCAGCAGAGATCTGGACGCTGATTTTTGACAGCAACCAACCCTGGATACTCACTGCCAATGGCACTATTATCACCTACGAGAAAAAAGGTATCATTCCTGGCCTGCTGGAACGCTGGTACTCAGAACGCAAGGACATGCAGGCCAAGAAAAAAGCAGCAACAGATCCCAAGGACATTGCGTTCTGGGACAAGCGGCAACTGGTCAAGAAGATCAACTTGAACAGCTTGTACGGTGCTATTTTGAATCCCGGTTGCAGATTCTTTGACAAGCGCATTGGACAGTCTACAACACTTACTGGTCGTGCTATTGCACGCCATATGGATGCATACATCAATGAATGTATCACAGGCAAATACGATCACGTGGGTGAAGCAGTTATCTATGGCGATACAGACTCATGTTACTTTAGTGCATGGTCTGTGTTGAAAAACGAAGTTGCAGAAGGCCGCATGGAGTGGAGCAAGGAAACCTGCATTCAACTGTATGATTCAATTGCTGATCAAGTGAATGATTCATTCCCGGGCTTTATGGAACAGGCATTCCATTGTCCACGAGACATGGGCGAACTGATCAAGTGTGGTCGTGAGATGGTGGCAGATCGCAGCCTGTTTATTACCAAGAAGCGTTATGCTGTGAACATCATTGATCTTGAAGGCAACCGACTGGATGTGAACGGCAAGATTGGCAAGACCAAGGCCACTGGCCTGGATCTAAAACGCAGTGACACACCCAAGGTTATTCAAGAGTTCTTGTTGGAAATTCTAAACAAGATCTTGAGTGGTACACAACGTGATGATGTGATTGAACATATTCGTAAGTTCAAGTATGAATTCCGGGAGAGGCCAGGCTGGGAGAAAGGCTCACCCAAGCGTGTGAACAACTTGACCAAGTATGGTGCTGCAGAAGCAGCCCAGGGTCGAGCCAACATGCCAGGACATGTGAGAGCAGCTCTAAACTGGAACAACATGCGACGAATGAACGGCGACAACTACAGCATGCAGATTGTGGACGGCATGAAGACCATTGTGTGCAAGCTCAAGTCAAATGCTCTGGGTTGGACGTCAATTGGATATCCTACAGATGAACAACGCCTGCCCACCTGGTTTACAGAACTGCCGTTTGACAACAGCCTGATGGAAGCCACAGTTGTGGATCAAAAGATTGACAATCTGCTGGGTGTGCTGGAATGGGATCTTGCATCTGCAACCAACACTGAAAATACATTTACAAGTTTGTTTTCGTTCGAATGAAATTAAGTGACCTTGTTGGATATCTAAATACACTGGATACCTTGAGTGTGCAGGCAGCTGCAACTGAAACTATCGGAGAGCTGAAAAAGATTGTGAAGATTGTTCAAGACAGTCGGGTGCAGGTGCCCGATTCT